ATGGATGTTATAAAAGATTTAGATAAAGTAGAAATAAATGAAGACAATGTTGTGCATACCATACAACAAATGCACAAATCACAAACTGCTCACGAAGCTGCACAGAAATTGTTGCAGATATATGAGGGTACTAGTGATGAAGATTTATCTACAGTATCTAAGATTTTAGATAAAGAAGAATCTATCGGCGATACAATTCAAGAAGTTACTAAAGACTTGTATGAACTAATGAAAGACATGGACTACACAAAGTTGTTTCAGTTTAATGCCCCTAGTTTATTAGGTACTCATGTTAAGGGTATTGGCAAAGGACACTTTGCAATTATATTTGCTAGACCAGAATCAGGTAAGACATCCTTTTGGGTGAACATGGTAGGAGGTGCTAATGGCTTTGCACATCAAGAAAAAGTCAATCATATCGCCATTTTTTGCAATGAAGAACAGCCTAGTCGTAATGTTTATAGACTGATACAATCATGTGCGGACATGACAAGAGAACATATAGATGAGAACCCGGAAAGAGCAAACACAGAATGGAAAAAGATAAGAGATAAAATTCATGTGTATGATTGTAAGGATTTTAATATCGAGGGTATAGACTCTTATTGTGAAGAACATAAACCTGACATAGTAATCATAGACCAATTAGATAAAGTAGAACTTGTAAATAAGTTCGATAGTGGTCATGAAAAATTACGAGAGTTATATAAATTAACTAGAGATATAGCTAGTAGAAGGGATGTATGTATGTTTGGAATATGCCAAGCGAGTAGTGATGCTCATGATAAAAATCACATAAGCTTTAATAACATGGAGGGTAGTAAGACAGGTAAGGCGGCAGAGGCTGATTTAATTATAGGCATAGGTAAGAAGGATGATTGGGAAGGTGATGAGGATTTTACTAGAACATTGTGCGTTAGTAAAAATAAATTAACAGGTTGGCATGGTATTATTCCTTGTAAGATTATGCCTAGCAAAGCGAGGTATGTAGATTAATGAAAAAACAAAATAAAAAAACTTGGGTCGACGAGCATATTATTTTTGAAATAGAGGGCCTTACTAAAAAACAAAACAAAGAACTAAGAGATAAGATTTTAAAAAAGGTAGCGGACAAATTTGTAAAAGAGGATGTAAAGAAAAATGATTAGTGTATTAGATATAGAGACAACATTTACAAAAGATGGAGACAACACTCCATATAATTTAAAAAACAAATTAGTTAGTGTGGGGGTGAACGATGAATATTTCTTTTTTCATCATGATGATTACAATGGTGATATTAAATCAAATCATGACAAGCTACAGCATATTTTAGATGAGACAACTTTAATGGTAGGGCATAACTTAAAGTTTGATTTGTCTTGGTTATTAGAATGTGGATTTAAATATGAGGGTAAGTTATGGGATACTATGATTGCAGAGTCAGTCTTACTTAAAGGAGAAAGAAAACCACTTAGTCTTGCAGAATGTTGCAGAAGAAGGCAGATAGGAATTAAGTATGCTACACTTTCAAATGCTATAGATTCTGGGATAGGTATGGATAAAATACCCTTGTCTGATTTAGAAATGTATGGGCGTAATGATGTTACTATAACAAAAGATTTATATCTACAACAAGATTTAGATTATAAAAGAGAAGGTAACAAAATTCTTATACCTACATTAGAGATGATGTGTGAGTTCTTAATTACATTAGTGGAGATAGAAAGAAATGGCGTGTATGTAAATCCTGACACACTAGGTGAACTAAAAAAAATATTAGATGCGGAGTATAGTTCTATCAAAAAAAAGATTGAGATAACTGTTCAAGAGATGATGGGAGATACGCCTTATAATATTGGTAGTGCCGAGCAGTTATCTAAAATCATCTACTCAAAAGAGATTATAGATAAAAAAGATTGGAATATAACATTTGGATTAGGCACAGATGCGGAAGGTATAAAAAGAATACCTCCAAGATATCCTGCCAATACTTTTAGAGATTTAGTAGAGGCTAAAACAAGACCTGTACAATATACTATTGGTACAAAATGTAATGTTTGTAAGGGCGTAGGTGCTTATAGAAAAATTAAAAAAGATAAAACACCCTATCTTAATATCACTAAGTGTAAGGACTGTAGTGGGTATGGTGTAATATTAACTGCCTCATCTAGAATTGCAGGATTTAATATACCCATTAAAACTCAACTAGATATTAATGCCAATGGTGGTATTGTAGGTGAGTCTAAGCTTCAATATATCGCCGATAAAAATCCAGGAAGGGCAAGAGAATTTTTACTTGACCTTATAAGATATAGACAAATAACAAAATATCTATCTACTTTTGTTGAGGGTATGAAGAGCCATGTTTATGAAAATAATATCTTACATCCTAAATTTAGTCAGACTAATGTAGTTACAGGTAGACTATCTTGCTCAGACCCTAACTTCCAAAACATACCTAGAGGAGACAAGCTACCTATTAAACGAGTTATTCAATCTAGATTTGAGGGCGGGTCTATAATAGAGATGGATTTTGCACAGTTAGAATTTAGAGTGGCGGCGTTCTTATCTCAAGATAAACAATCAGTCTATGATATTACTCATGGTGTTGATGTTCATCAGAATACTGCTGATGTTATTGGTTGTAGTAGGCAGGATGCAAAGGCTCATACATTTAAACCTCTCTATGGTGGGTTCTCGGGTACTGCAGAAGAGAAAACATACTATGCTTGGTTTAAGAAAAGATATAAGGGTATTGTAGCTTGGCAAACTAGCACAGAGGATACTGCCATAGCTACTAAACTTGTAACATTACCTAGCGGTAGACAATATTACTTTGAAAATATACTGAGAGATGTTAAGGGAGGCTCTAACTATTTTACACAGGTAAGGAATTATCCTGTTCAAGGTTTTGCTACAGGCGATATAGTTCCTGTAGCTTGTATAGATGTATATAATGCATTGAAACATTTAAAAACAAGATTAATAAATACTGTACACGACTCAGTTATTATTGATGCACACCCAGAGGAGGTGACTAATGTACTAGAACTATTAACAAAGACTTGTGGTAATATTGTCGAGTCTATAAACAAAAGATACAATATAAATTTCAATGTTCCTCTTGACTTTGAAATAAAAATGGGGTCTAATTGGTTAGACCTAAAACAAATATAGGAGTATATATATATGACTGATAAAACAATCTTCGGAGACATGACCGAAGAACAAATAAGACAAGAAGCAGGTATGAGTGCAAAGACTACGCCTTCATACATTGTGAATTTAAGAACCACCTCTAATCATAAAGATAGAAATAATGAAGATAAAATTACCCAACACTTAGGTAGTTATAATATATGGGATAAGGACACAGAACAATTTGTCTATGCCCCGACTGTTTCATTTAGACCTTTTATGAAAAGACAACAGTACATGACTTGGGATGTAAAAGAAAATAATTTTGCTAATGAATCAATACTTGTTGCCTATGGTGAAGAAGCCTTTGATACTAAAGGTACTACTAAGTGTGGTTATGTTACTGCAAAAAACAGAAACGACCTTACTCCCGACCAAAAAGAAACAGCAAAGAATACAAAGTTCTATAGGATAATGTACGGGTTACTTGATATGAAAGGTGAATCTTCTAAGGGAGATAAAATAACTCTATCTCAGTACCCTGTCCAAATAAAGTATGCAGGTGGTAACGCTGTAGTTATGAGTACCTTAGATTCCTTACTACAAAATAAAGGGATACTATGGTCTAATAAAGTATCGCTATCTACAGAAGAGAAGACTATGGGTGGAAATACTTACTACAATATTTTATTGGGTAAGATAACCTCCGTAGATGTTCCTTCTAACTTACTAGAAGATAGTGACGATGGTAGAGCCTACCAATTATTTAAGAATGATATAGATGCAAAGAATACTTCTGTAATGGAAAAATATCACACTTCTTTAAAAGGTATTAAAGATGACAAGGAAGCTGTATCTAGAGTTCAATCTGCTTGAGCGAAGATATATTAAATAAACTTAAAGACTTTTTGGTACAGGCGGAAGGCTCGTCTGTGCCGATGAGTGAGGAATTAATCGAGCAGTTTGGTGAAGATTGTAAGGCTGCAATGCGTAAGCAGTTTAAACAAAAGAGAGAGAGTAAATTTAGAGTAAGAATGTCAGGTATTGGCAAACCTCTTTGTCAATTACAAATGGAAAAGTCAGGGGCAAAGAAAGAACCCATGCCCTATAATGGTAAAGTTAGATTTATATTAGGTGATATGATTGAAGCATTTACTGTATTAATTTTAAAAGCTTCGGGTACTGTTATTGATAGCGAACAAAAACAAGTATCTAGAAAAAACAAATACTTCCCTGATAGTGGCCTCACAGGTACTTATGATGTTGAGATTGATGGGAAGATTTATGATATAAAATCTGCTAGTGATTGGGCATTTAAGAATAAATTCTCTATGGGATTTGGTGCTGTTGTAGATAAGGATGTGTTTGGATATCTCTCTCAAGGCTATTTGTATGCAGATACAGAGAAGAAAAAGTTTGGTGGTTGGATTGTAGTTAATAAATCTACAGGTGAGATATGTATTGTTGCACCACCAGAAGATGATGCGGACTATAAACGAATAGGATTGCAGGTAGCAGAAGAAAACATAGAAGCATTGATGAAGGACCAACCATTTAAAAGATGCTTCACAGATGTAGAAGAAACCTATAGAAGTAAATTAACAGGTAACAGAAGACTAGATAGTGTCTGTGGCTTTTGTTCTTTCAAACAAACTTGTTGGGAAGGGAAGATACAACACTTACCACAGCAAGTCTTTGATGATAATGGTAACCATCGTTCTAAGAGTCCTAAATATTTTTATTATACATACCTAGCTAACGAAGATGAAAATAAAGGAAACAAATGACCAAGAAAAAAAAGACCAATTCAGAAGAGGGTATAGTAATACTAATTAAACCTCACACTAAAGGTAAATTTGCAGTAGGTATTACTACTAATTATATCGCCGATACCCCCGAAAAAGAAATGTGTAAGTTAGTAGCATTAGGTGCTGCACAACTTATGTTAGAAGACCCCGACCCCTTTTATGAAAGAGGCATTGAGATATCTGCACAAACAGATAACATGGATGCCATTAAATCAGAGGAGTTTGTAAGTAAGGATGATGAATCAAATATACTAGACTTAACTAAGTACCTTGATAAATCAAAACTAAACTAAGACTTAATGAATGACCGCCAACAGAAATGTATAAGGTGGTTTAAGAAAAAATATCCCAATTGTGTTATTGACAATAATGTAACTGTTGATATTATATTTGTAATAAATAAACCAAAGAACCCACAAGCACCCTATGTTAATAGCACTAGATACTATGAGAAAGAAAATAGTTCTACCTACTGCTCATGTTGTGATGAAACTACTTGTGAATATAATAATTATTATCTTGTTATCTTGGAGGAAAGATTAATAGCTAGTTTGTTAGACAACATAATTAATAGATACTACTAAATAGGAGTACACAACATGACTGATACTAACTTTAATACAGCAAAAGAAACAAAGACACTAAAGAAATTTGACTTAGACTTGCAGTACGGACAGATGCGTGAACAAAAAGTCCACGATATGTTCTTTAATAAAAAGTTTGAGATTAAATCGGAGAGGGATTGGTGGCAGAAGACAGGTAACATTGCCATTGAGGTAGAGTGTTATGATAAACCGAGTGGTATATCAGTAACGGAAGCAGATTTTTGGATGCATATTTTAACTGATGGTGAAAAAGAATATTGTAAATTAATATTTAAAGTAGCAACAATTAAAAAATTAGCACACAAGTATAGGAATAAGTCTGTCTATGGCGGAGACCATAGGAAATCAAAGTTTGTTTTAGTACCTTTAAAACAACTGTTTACATTAGATAATATTAGATTGGAGGAAAAACCACATGAAGACTGAGGATATATTGAAGACTGCCTCGAAGTTAGTTTCGGGAGACAGGGCAAAAGCTTATGGAGATAAGAAAAAACTCCATGATAAGATAGCTAAACTATGGTCTGCGTATACTGATTATAACATCAATGCAGAACAAGTAGCTATAATGATGGCTATGTTAAAGATAGCTAGAACAACGACAGGAACAAGTGCTGACAGTTATATAGATGCTGCAGCTTATATCTCTATAGGAGGAGAAATCAATGGCCAATAAACAAGCTGAACCAAAAGAAAAAAACTATGTTATTACAGAGGCACAAAGAAATAGTGTCTTGCAATACTTAGCTAACAGACCTTTTATTGAGGTGTCTAGACATATAAATACATTAGGTAATCTAACAGAAATCAATGACAACATTGCACCAGACTTCATCAAAAAGTAAAGACTTTGTACTTTATAGATGTTGTGTATTTTATAACCAAAAAGATGGTCAGTTTTATTGGGATGAGGATACCTTGAATACCAGAGAATTGATAAAGGTTTTTACAGAGAAGTACGGAGTACCTGTGGAGAAACATTCTAAAATAAAAAGATTAAATATAGCGTTGCCTCATGTGTTGAAAGCATTAGTAGTACATTTGAAAAATGAATTTAAACACTCCTACAATTCTAGTAGAAAGTTATTAGATAATTTAATTACTTAACGCTCTCATCTGAGAACTAAGACTGTCTGCTCTATTAGGAGTTTGTCTCGCCCATCTTGAGTCGAGCATGGCATCTGCTGCACCATTCATGTCTTTACTTTTTAAACATGAAATCATGGTAACAAACTTCGATACACCTGCACTACCCATTTGATAAATCATTTCACACAAAATACATTTAGCTTTAATGTTTATATCTAACTCATGAGTATCACAAAACTTATCTGCTAGAGACCAAGCCTTATCAAAGTCTTTATCAAAGAGTTTATCCCAACCTTCTTTTGTGGTAGGTATCTCTTCATTAGGTAGAATTTTATGACCATAGCCACCTGTATCAAAACCTAATGTGTCCTTATAAACATCTAATCTATATCCTTCATGCTGTTTAATCTGCTCTTTTAAATTTTTTTTATGTAGGTCTGCTGACATATCTACTCCTTATTTTTTAAATAGTTTAGCTGCACCTTGTGCGCCCTTTATACCAAAACTTGCACTTATAGCAATGTATAATAAGTTGTGATAGTACGATGGTAAATCTTGTAAGGCGACAAAGCCTTTATGTATATGTTCTTGCCAAGGTGTGAATACTAATACGGCAGGTAAAAGTAGGACTACTAAACTCACCTCATCTTTCCACGACCCTTTCATTTGGTCTACTGCAGATGCTTCCCAAGCAACCTTACCTGCTATTTGGTCTTCTTTTAACTTAGTCTTAGCTTTAATTTCTGTAACAGCTAACTCTGCTTTAGCTTTCTTTGTCTCTACAAATCCTGTAACAGCACTTCCTGCTACTGATAGTAAAGGTTTAATTAGTAATGATAACATATATTCTCCTTATAAATCATTCCTTAAATTTAATACTTCTGGTGATTCTAATATTGTTGCGGGGTCTATTCCCTCTACCCTACCTCCAAATATCATTGCTTTCTTTTGCATCTCAACAATAATCTTTGCAGACTTTTTATCAAACTGATTCATAGTAATCTCACCTGATGCTAATTGTTTGCCTAGCTTTTTTAATTTCATGTCTAGTGCTTTTATTTCTTTATTTAACTCAAGAGATTTTGTAGCTGTTAGAGTATCTAATGATTTGTTCGATACCTTAAATCCAAATGCATTTAGTATAGCCATCCATTCAGGTTCATCCTCTCTATAAGGGGATATATTACCATCTCTAGTTGCTCTATTTATTCTTTGTGTAGAGTAAGAACCCGGTATGAAAGGGAAGTTAGGTATAAGTTTAGTACCTATTTTTTTACCTATCTCTGCAAGATTAGAAGTAGGTTCAAATCTTTTTGTAAATAAGTCAAAACCTATCATACTAAAGAATACATCACCACCTATGCCTACACTTGGCTGTAAAGGTGCAGGTAACATAGGAACTATTCTATCTCCCATATCTAATATATCTCCGCCAGGAAAGAACCTTTGGATATTAATATATCTAGACTGTCCTTCTTTAGATTGTATAGGTAGTTTAATTTCTTTATTAGGTAAGAAAGGCATACCAAGTAATGTACCTGAAGAATACTTAGGTAGCATTTGCTTTTCTTTTTCAGCTTCTCCACCACCCATCTCAGCACCTAATGTACTTAGTCCATATCCTAACGCCGCATACTTAGCAAATTTCCAAGGTCTCACTACTGCAGTCTCTGCTAGTAATGGTACAATTCTATAACTAAAGGCTAAGAAAGGAGTTACTGAATGTCTCATTGCATTTATAACAGGTGCATCAATATCATAATCTATAAAATTCTTACGGGCAAACATAGCTGCATCACTAGCACTATCTCCCATTTTTAATCTATGTTGAAATGCATTTAATCTAAATATATGGTCCTCAACTCTATACCAATTTTGCAATGTACCTGTTACTTTGTTTTTTTTAACAGCCTGATATACTCTAGCTGCAATGTCTACAGAATTTGACCACTCTGTTTTTTTTGCGTCATATCTATAAGCATTTTTAATTGCTGCAAAATCAAATGTCTTTAATTCCCTAGCTATAAAGTCAGCGTCAAATACACCAAACTTTTGTGCTAAGTATACTGTCTCTGATTTGTAAGGGTCTTTGCTATTATGTTTAGCTAACATTTTAAATGAATCTATAAGACCACCCTGACCTTTAGTTCCAAAAAATAAAGGAACGTCATTAAAATCAGAGAAAAATACATTACCAAATACATTATTAACATGGACTGTAGGATTCCATGCGGTCTTAGAAACTTTCCAAATACCATTTAACTGCCTATATTTTTGGAAGAGTCTATTACTACCCGCTTCTCTGTACTTATTAGCAGTTAATAAATTCCTATATACTTCTTCTAACACATACTTACCAGATAAGTTTCCATACTTTTTAACTTTTGTATCGGCGATACCTGTGTCAGGCATTTTATAATAGCCTTTTTTATTCATAGCTTCTTCTGATAAACCTTCAAACTTTTTATCTAATTTATATTTACCATCACCGCCCTTAACATATGCACCGAGAGAGGGTGTTTTATATATGTCGTCATAGAATTTAAATTGAGATAGTGTACTAGCCATATAAGAACCTGTTAGTTCTATACCTGCTGCAGCATCCTCAATCTCTCCTTTAGCTAATCTCTCAGCTTTAGTATATTCCCATCTGATAACTTTATATTTAACTTTGTCTTCTATTACCTCATCAAATACTTCCCAACCTCTATGTTTGACTAGGTTATCTTCACCTATACCGCCCCTTACCATAATGGGTTTACCATTTTCATGGAAGGCCTTTACATTTTTATAATTTTTATTAAAGTCTTCTTCTGTTACTTTTAGAACTTGTCCTCTAGGTTTTAAATCATCACCTATCTTAGGTGCTTGTTTGTCGTTACCATATATTCTTCTTAAATAAGAGTTACCATTTCTTTGGAATGTTTTTAAATCCATAAGGCCATAATCAACATACATCTGACCATACTCATTAATAGTTTTCCTAGCCTCTTTGGATAACATCATAATTTTTTTAGAATCTACTTTAGTTATCTCTTCTCCCTCAAGTATGTTATAAAGAATTTTTCTTTCATCCATATTTAAAAGTTTAGCTTTCTGTACAAGGTCATGGAATTGAGCAGCTATATGCCCACCCATTCCTTGAGCCTGTTGTCGTAATGCTACAAACTCTCTTGGTAAATTATATTTATCTGTAATACCCCTACCCATCCATTCAGTAATGGGCATTGTAAATGTAGCACCTTTATCAGAATCTACTCCTGTCTTTCTAGTTATATCTATTTTAGATAGTGCCTTAAATCCTCCAAGTCCTAACACAGCTCCTGTCATTGCCCTGCCTAATCTTGAACTAAAAGGATTTTCTATACTAACCATAGGTAATTCATCCTCTACATTAAATCCTAATAGACCACCTGCAGTTACAGATGCCCCTTGTCCTGTTGCCATTTTTTCAAATGTAGGTCTTCCTATTTTTTCTTGATATGGTTTTGCAACATACTTAGTAAAGAAAGATTGCACAGGTTTTATGTACATACCCTTATTAGGAAAGTTTTTTTGTTTCTCTATAAACTCTTTTTTATTTTGTTCATCAATTTGTGCTTTTGTCTTACCTGTTTTTCTTAACAAGTCCTGCTCTTCTACTGTTTTTAATACATCAGAAGAGGGGTCTCCTATTTTACTGTCAGGTCTATAGGTAGCTACCCTTTCATCTTTTTCAGTTTTAAATATTGCCTTATCACCTTTTCTTGTGCCTCCAACATAGTCTTCACCTTCTGTAACTTTTGGTGCTGATGATAGTTTTACTTTCTTAATACTTTTATCTAGTAGTGCTTTCTTTGTATTGACGTGTTTAAGATTA